TTATTACACAGGAAGTATTTACGTAGCAGGAACAAACGCAACTGCAAATACTGGTAGTGGTGGTGGTGGCGGAAACCAAGCAGCTATAGGCGGTGCTGGCGGCTCCGGTATAGTCATCGTTCGTTATCCACAAAATCTAGCACCACCTGCAAGCACAATAGGCAATCCACAAATACTATACAACAATGGATATCAGATATATATTTGGACCAGTAGTGGTACAGTAACTTTCTAAACGGAGATTTTAATATGGCACATTTTGCAAAGGTAGAAAACGGCGTAGTCACCCAAGTGATTGTGATTGAGCGTGATGTTTTAGAATTAGGACATTGGGGCGATCCTGCCGGGTGGGTTCAAACCAGTTATAACACACAAGGTGGAGTGCATACATTGGGTGGTACTCCATTGCGTAAAAACTACGCTGGCATCGGCTACACTTATGACAGTGTAAGAGATGCTTTTATCCCACCAAAACCATATGCTGGATGGGTGTTAGACGAGGCTACCTGTTTGTGGACCGCTCCAGTACCCATGCCAACAGATGGCAAGCAGTATGTGTGGGATGAAGAAACAGTGAATTGGACTGAGATAGTTCTGCCAACACAGGAATAAAGAAAATGCCAGCACACAGTGGGATGTGGACACTGAGCCAGGTTGCTCAGGCGATTAAGAATGGTGATTGGACCGGTGGTCCTCCCGCTGTGGTAGAGTATTTGATTGTTGCTGGAGGCGGTGGCGGTGGATCACAAAGTTCTGCATCTGGGGGAGGAGGTGGAGCAGGTGGGCTGCTCCAAGCCTATGCAGGTATAAACAGAGGTTCTTCCTATTTCGTAACAGTTGGCGCAGGCGGGACCGGTGGGAATCCTGGCACTCAAGGGGGGGCATCTGTATTTGATGCTACCAGTTCTGGAGCAAGTACTGGCCGTATTGTCGCAACCGGTGGCGGTTATGGAGGAGCATACGGGGGAGCAGGAACCAACGGTGGTTCTGGCGGCGGTGGTGGTCAGGCGGCAGCTTCAATAGGATTGCCGGGCGGGATTGGAATTTCTGGTCAAGGCAATGCTGGCGGTAGTGCGTCTGTAAGTGCAACAGCAACGTATCCATATGGAGGAGCTGGTGGTGGTGGAGCTGGAAATCCTGGATTAGGCCCGCTGGGTGGCGTTAATTTTGCTTATGGTGGTGTTGGAGGTGGTGGTGTCGCTAGTGATATTACCGGAACACGGGTAACATATGCCGGGGGAGGCGGTGGTGCTAGTCATAACACAGTTAATTATACTGCACTTGGTGGTGCTGGGGGAGGCGGCTCTGGGGCGAATCAAAATACTGGGGTATTGGCTACTGCTGGAACTACAAATACCGGTGGGGGCGGTGGGGGTAATGCTGCGGCAACTGGGGTATCGGGCGGTTCGGGTATAGTTGTCATTCGCTATCCTGGTTTGATTCAATACTTTACTGGTGGAACAGTTACCTGTACGGGCAACTATGTTATTCACACATTTACATCTAGTGGTATACTAGCACCAAGGACCCCGGCAATACTTGTTCCGTTGCCACCCAACACAGTAATCTTCTACAGTTCTGGAATATGGATTGCACCAGCAGGTGCAACGCAAGCTGAATATCTTGTTGTTGCTGGTGGCGGAGGTGGTGGTGGCTACGGTGGAGGAGGAGGGGGAGGAGCTGGCGGGTTCCTTACCGGTACAGGGCTAGGAGTCACTGCTGGTAATTCTTATACTGTTACTGTTGGGGCTGGCGGCGCTGGAAGGAGTCCTCTATCGATTGGAACAGGGTCAGCGCAAAGTGGGTCAAGTTCATCTTTTAATGCCATAAGTGCAACTGGTGGAGGTGGTGGGGGTGATTATGGGTTTGCCGGTGCTACTGGGGGGTCAGGTGGTGGTGGTGGTGCTACTGGGGGTGGAGGTCCCGCTTATGCTGGTGGTAGTGGAACCAGTGGCCAAGGAAATTTGGGCGGCTCTAGTGTGTTGGCTGTTAATTTGTATGTTGCTGGCGGAGGTGGGGGCGCAGGGTCCATTGGATCAACAGCAACTGCCGCTGTTGGTGGTGATGGGGGTGTAGGCATCGTGTCAAGTCTATCAGGCACGTCTGTTACTTACGCTGGCGGTGGTGGGGGCGGTACTGGGTACCGATTTGCAAATTCTTCTGTTGCGTCGTCTGGTGGCGCAGGTGGTGGTGGCGCAGGTGGTACAACCACGTCTTTGACTGGAGTATCTGGAATAGCCAACACAGGTGGGGGCGGTGGCGGGGCTGGCTATGAGCAGTCTGGAAATAGCGGTGCCTCGGGCGGTGGCGGCTCGGGTATCGTAATCATCAAGTGGAGTTGATCTAGTAAATACTACACAATAAAGATAATATAAATGGCCATAAGTTTCCCTACCAACCCCACAGTCAACCAGCCCTATGTATACAATGGCAACACCTACACATGGTCTGGTGCTCGTTGGGAAGTTGCTAAAACCAGTACTGCTATTGCCACAGTCAGTGAAGAAACTCCATCAACTGCTGTAACTGGTAATCTTTGGTTTGACCCAGAAACAGCCGTACTCAGTGTCTACAACAGTGCGTGGGTAGACACTGGCGGCAATGCTGGTGGTGGTTCAAGTTCGGCAGGTGGGGCAAATACTCAAATACAGTTCAACAATGCCGGCGCACTTGGCGGCAGCAGCAGTTTAACTTGGGATGGCATATACTTAAACGCCAATAGATTCAAATCCACTTCGCTAACTGCTACTCGTGTGGTGTATATTGGTGCAAATGGTGTACTACAAGATTCAGCTAATTTAACATTTGATGGCACCGCGCTCGCTGCAAATTCAATCAATGTTTCTACACTAACTGTGGGGCGAGTCACTTACGCCGGAACCTCAGGACTGTTAAACGATTCAGCTAATTTGTCTTTTGATGGTACCAATTTGCAAATTGGCAATGCTGGTGGTTTGCGATTTGCCAACACCGGCAATACCTATTATGTTGCACTCAAAGGCAGCGCCAGCACTGTTGCTAATACGACATGGACATTGCCGGCAGCAGATGGTACCAACAATCAATATCTACAAACTGATGGTGCTGGTAATTTGGCTTGGGCAACAGTCGATGCATTACCTGCGCAGACTGGTAACAGTGGCAAGTATTTAACAACAGATGGCACTACTGCATCATGGGGCACAGTGTCTTCGTTCACAGCAAGTAAAGCATATACGATGTCAATTCTATTCGGGGGTTCTTAAAAATGGCAGCACCAAATGTGTTAGTGTCTACAACTGTAACAGGAAAAACAGCAGTGCTGGTTGTTACAACCTCTGCAGCAGCTATTGTTACCAATAGTGCAGCTAGCGGAAAAGTTCTCAAAATCAATGCTCTCTACGTTAGCAACGTTGATGGTACTACCAACTATACATTAACTATGGACCTTTTTAGAAGTAGTGTTGCGTATAGGTTGGGTTACTTGATTACTGTTCCAGCAGCGTCCACCTTGGATGTTGTATCTAAACCAATTTACTTGGAAGAAGGTGACACGCTTAGACTTACTGCTAGTGCCAATACCAAACTAGAAGCTATTTGTTCATATGAGGACATTAGCTAATGCGTCGAGGCAATGGCGGCATTATTGGACCAAGAAAAATAACCACCACTTCAACTGGTGGTTCCGGAGTTTGGTCGGTACAAGAAGCACAGGTTGCCCAAGGTGCTAATGTTTGGCCTTCTAATCTGCCAGACAGTCCCATAATTGGAACTGCTACAGCAACTGGTAGTACATCAGCAACAGTGACATTCACAGCACCCACATACGGTGGTGCCAGCACTATAACAAGTTATACAGCAACATCTTCGCCAGGCAGCTTCACAGGCACACTAAGTCAAGCAGGATCTGGTACAATTACTGTTAATGGACTAACCACAGGAACTCCGTATACATTCACAATATACGCTACTAACAGTTATGGCAATAGTTTAAGCAGTGCAAGTAGTGCAAGTATAACGACATGGACTGTGCCTGGTCAACCAACGATTGGCACCGCTACTGCTACAGGACCATTCTCAGCCACTATCACATTTACTGCACCAGCAACCAATGGTGGCACCGCGATAACATCTTATACTGCAACATCTTCACCAGGTAATATAACAGGAACATTATCTCAAGCAGGATCTGGTACAATTACTGTTTCTTCAGGGCTTAGTCCAATAACAAGTTATACGTTTACAGTAAAAGCAACAAATGCTGTTGGTCAAAGTGTTGCAAGTTTTGCAAGTAATCAGATAACAACACCAGCAACAACGCCAACATCGGTTGAATACTTGGTATTAGCCGGTGGAGGTGGTGGTAGAGATTGCGGCTCAGCAATCGGATCATCCGGTGGAGGTGGAGCAGGGGGATACTATAATTCAACCTTATCCGTTGCTGCATCTACTAGTTATACAGTGACAGTAGGTGGTGGAGGGACAAGAAATAATAATGGATCAAGTAGTGTATTCGCTTCAATAACTGCATATGGTGGAGGTACTGGGGGAACAGGTACTCATGGTGCCGGTGAAAACGGAAGTAATGGTGGTTCTGGCGGCGGTGGCGGTTGGGGTGATAGTTCATACGGCTATGGTGGATCTAGTCTAGGTGGCGGTAATGCAGGTGGAGTGGGCGGTACACGAAGTCAACCCGGTGGTGATCCGCCGTATGGTGCAGGTGGAGGAGGAGGCGCTGGTAGTGCTGGTGGTAACTACAGTGGGGGCGCAGGTGGATCAGGCTCTTCTAGTTCTATTACAGGATCTTCGGTTACTTACGCAGGTGGCGGCGGCGGCGGTAATGAGCTAGGAACACCTGGTAGTGGTGGATCAGGAATAGGTGGTGCAGGTGGCACAAATGGTGGTGGTAACAATGCACCCACTGCTAACACAGGTGGCGGGGGAGGGGGAGCTGGTGGATATAATGGTGGTGCCGGAGGATCTGGATCATCTGGTGTAGTGATTATTGCATATTCAAATCAGTATACAGCACCTACTTCAATTTCTGCTGGATTAACTTACGATCAACCTACCAGATCAGGTTATAGGGTGTATAGATTCACGGCAGGAACAGGCCCCATCAGTTGGTAAACATAAATAATTTACTAATCTATCTTTATTATTCAAAATAACACAACATGCCAATAAGTTATCCCACTAGTCCTACACCGGGTCAGACCTATACTTACAACAGTGTAACCTACACTTGGATTGGTTCACGGTGGAGCACCAACAAAGGTGCAATTGGATATACTGGTAGTACTGGTGTCGGTTATACTGGATCTGTTGGCGCAGGTTATACTGGGTCAGCCAGTACAGTGGTAGGATATACTGGATCTGTTGGTGTTGGGTACGTTGGGTCAGCTGGGACTGGCGGAGCATCTACCCCACTGGCAGTTAGTGATCAATCTAATTCTAGTACTGGATTTTTTTCATTCCCAGTAGGCACTACTGCCCAACGCCCAGCCAGCCCTGCCAATGGTTATGTGCGTTATAATACTACCACTGGGTACGGAGAGATTTATAATGGTACTGCTGCACAATGGCTAAGTTTTGGAACACCACCTACGCTTAGTGTCGAATATCTTGTTGTTGCTGGGGGTGGCGGCGGAGGTTTTGGATATTCTGGCGGGGGCGGTGCTGGTGGATTATTAGCCGGAACTCTTGCGTCATTGGCAACTGGCACGGCGTATAACGTAACAGTTGGTGCAGGTGCAGTATGTCCAGCCAGTGTTGGTATGGGCTCACCTGGATCAAATTCTGTATTCAGTACAGTACTAACATACGGCGGGGGACCAGGAGCTGACGCATACTCTTCTTATACTGTATTACAAATGTCTGGTGGTTCTGGAGGTGGAGTATCTTACGCCAGCTCTAGCGCGGGAGGTAATGCAACCTCAGGACAAGGGTATGCAGGTGGCGGTCCGGTAGACAACAACACCGGAGGTGGAGGTGGAGGCGCAGGGGGAGCGGGATCCGGGGGAGCAAGCGGCGCTGGTGGTAATGGGCTACCTAACTCTATTACTGGATCTTCGATAACATATGCTGGGGGTGGTGGTGGCTGGAAAAGGTTTGCTCCAGCTGCACTTGGAGGTACAGGTGGCGGTGGAACAGGTGGAGTAAGTTCAAAAGCAAATGCTACTATAAACGATGGTGGCCCTAATTTAGGTGGGGGTGGGGGTGGAGGACCTGGAGATGGTGGAAATGTTAGAAATGGTAATGGTGGTTCAGGTATTGTAATCTTAAAATATCTAGCCACATATACTGCAACATTTACTGGCGGATTAACTGCATCTACTCCTGGACCTGTCGGCGGGTATAAAGTAAGTACAGTAACAGCTGGCGCCGGCACAGTAACATTTAATTGAATATAAATCTTGGCCCTTAGTTTTCCAGCCAGCCCCACACTAAACCAAATTTTTACCACCAATGACCTACGTTGGCGTTGGACTGGTAGTTTTTGGAAAGCGCAGGGCAACAGCGTTAAGCCCTACGCTAGTGCTGCTGCACCCTCAAACCCTGCCACTGGCGCTGTTTGGCTCAACACTGACACTGGCCTAACTTATATCTACTACAGTGATATTGACGGCAATCAATGGGTTGAGCTGGGTTCCGCAGGGCGAACAGACTTGTCTGGTCTTACCACAGCAGATTTTACCGAGGGCACTAATTTATACTACAGCGATGCGCTGGCTACCAATGCAGCAAGAACTGCTATCACAGTAGCAGGTGGTGATTATGATCCAGTCACTGGTGTGGCCACAATACCTGCACCGCCAATTGTCAGCATCAATGGTATTAACGTCGCTAATGCATCAACTACTATTACTACCGGTGCTATACCAGAATCTGGCAATCAGTATTATACTGATGCTCGAGCACGAGCGGCAATTAGTGTAACTGGCGCTGCTAGTTACGACAGTAATACAGGAATAATCACGCTGCAAACCGTACTGCCCACAATCACCAATGTGCAGCCGGCCAACAGCAGTTATGTAGTGTCAGGCAGCACAGTGCCCACAACCGGTGGATACTGTGTGATTACGGGTACCAATTTTGCTGCTGGAGCTCAGGTACTGATTGGAACAACACTAGCTACTGCTGTTACAGTGTACAGCGCTACACAGATTCGTGCTCAAATACCTGCACAACCAGCTGGTACTTATATAGTTTATGTAGTAGCAGCCGATGGATATACCACACTGCGGGTAAACGGCATTGCGTATGCTTGATGTTAACTGCAAATAAATAACACTATGGCTATTGCGTTTCCCTCAAATCCTACCAATAATCAACTTTTTACTGCTAATGACAACAGTTGGCGGTGGACCGGGGACTATTGGAAAAGCCAAACCGGTGCGGCCAGCGTATATATCGCAGACACAGCCCCAACCGCACCCCCAGTGGGTACACTGTGGTTCAACAGCACCAATGGGAAAACCTTTGTCTACTACAGTGATGCAGACAGCACACAATGGATTGAAGTTGGCGGCGCTGTCAGCCCAGGCGCCACTAGCAGTCTAAGCCAGTACACTACAACCAATTTGGCTGAGGGCACTAATTTATACTATACCACAGCCAGAGCAACTGCAGCAGCAAGATCAGCTATTAGTGTTGCTGGTCCCGGTGGTACTTACAACAGCAGCACTGGCGTTATTACGCTACCTTATACGGTGTTGACCAGCCTCAATGGGCAAACTGGTGCTGTAACATTGACCACCAGCAATGTCACTGAAGGTACTAATTTATATTATACTAACGCGAGAGCCAGGGCTGCTATCAGCGTAACAGGTGCGGGCAGCTACGACAATACCACTGGCGTAATCACAATTACGGGTTCCAGTGCATCTAAAATTACTGGAGTTGCTGTAACTGACTCAAGTTACGTGGTACTAGACGACACTGCTGTCGGCACCGCTGGTGGTTACATTAAAATCACAGGTACAGGATTTGTTACTGGATGCAGCGTACTCGTTGGTACTGTGGCTGCGACCAGTGTGACTTTTGTCAGCAGCACCGAAGTTCGTGCACAATTACCGGCCACCTCTGCCGGTACTTATATAATGTATTTGGTTAATCCTGACGGTGCAGTAGCTATTCGTGTCAATGCTGTTACGTTTAGTGGCACGCCTGCTTGGAGCACCGGTAGTACATTGCCCAATGGCACTTCGGGCAGTCCTATCAGCATACAATTGGCTGCCAGCAGTGACAGCACAATCACTTACTCGTTGGCCAGTGGCAGTACATTGCCGTCAGGACTAAATCTCAGCACCAGTGGGCTGCTCAGTGGCACAGTGTCAGGTTTGGCTGTGGATACCATCTACAATTTCACTGTAGTTGCTAACGACGTTGAATTACAAGACAGTCCTAGAACTTTTAGTTTAACTGTTGTTGCAGCCACGGTGCCAGGCGCACCTACTATTGGTACTGCAACAGCAACTGGTCAAACATCTGCAACAGTAGCATTTACAGCACCTGGTAACAATGGTGGTAGAACAATTACCAGTTACACTGCTACAAGTAGTCCGGGTGGTGTTACTGGTACACTAAGTCAAGCAGGATCGGGTACTATTACAGTAACGGGATTGACTGCCGGTACCCTTTATACTTTTACAGTGTATGCTACAAATTCCGTTGGTAATAGTGTATCAAGCAACTCTAGTAATCAAATAACGACAAACCAAGCAGCACCAACTTCAGTAGAATACTTGGTTGTTGCTGGTGGAGGCGGAGGTGGCGGCGCATCTGGTGGTAGAGGTGGTGGTGGTGGTGCTGGTGGTATGTTAACCAGTACATTATCAGTCTCACCAAGTACTGCATACACTGTAACCGTTGGCGGTGGCGGACCTGGCAGTAATTTAACTGCAGGACGAGGATCTAATGGAACAGCTAGTCAATTTGCTTCGATTAGTACAGTAGGAGGAGGAGGTGGCGCCGGTAACGACGGTGGAGGTATTGGTTATGGATCTGCTGGTGGATCCGGTGGTGGTGGCCATTATGATGGTGCTGGCGGTGCCGGTACAGCAGGACAAGGTAATAATGGTGGAGCAGGTATTACAAGTCCAAACTTTGGATCAGGCGGAGGTGGCGGCGCCGGAGCTGTTGGACAAAGTGGACAAACTACTAAAGGCGGTGATGGTGGTATAGGAAATCTATCTGGTATAACTGGTACATCTACATACTATGCAGGCGGAGGTGGTGGCCAACTTTATGTCGGTACTGCTGGATCTGGAGGTTCTGGCGGTGGTGGCACCGGTAACGGACAAAATCCTGGTGGTGGTAATACTGGTGGTGGGGGTGGTGGTAATGGATCTGGAGGTACTGCTGGACAGGGCGGATCCGGTGTTGTAATCATTGCTTACCCAAATACATTTTTACCATTATCGTCAATCTCGGGTGGACTAACTTACGATCAACCAACAAGATCAGGATATAGAGTATATCGCTTTACTAACGGTACTGGTCCAATCAGTTGGTAACTAAATATTAAACCATGGCATTAAATTTCCCAGCAAGTCCAGCCGTTAATGACACCTACTCCATTGGTGACGTTGTTTGGTACTGGAACGGTACAGTTTGGCAACGCAAAATCTCCACCAGTTCTACTGGAGCTACATTTAATATTCCCACCAGTTTCACAGTTAGGCGTCAACTGTTTACCGCTACTGGCAGCAACAGCACAGTAACACTGGCCAACGCTCCCACCAGTGTTGACAACGTGGTATTGTACATTTCTGGCGTTGAGCAACCCAAAGGCTATTACTCGCTCAGCGGCGTTACACTGTATCTTGGTGGTATCCCAGCAGCTGGTGAAGAAATTGAAGTACTGGACTTTAGTTCGGGAGCAGTACTGGGCGCAATGAATCGTACAGTGCAAACATTTGTTGCAACTGAAGGGCAAACCACAGTAACCAGCGCCAGTACTTATACTCCTGCATTACTGGATGTATACGTCAATGGTGTACTGCTGTTTACAGATGAATACACAGCAACAGATGGCACTTTGGTGAATTTCACTGACGCACTAGAAGTTGGTGACGAAATCAAGTTGGTCTCCTACGTTACTGTATCACCTGATGCTGTGGGTTTTACAATTAAAAAGCAAAGTTATATAGTCAGCAGCGCAACACAATCCAGTTTTACAGTGTCCTCGGGGTATCGAGTTGGATATGTTGATGTTTATCTCAATGGGGTCAAACTGCTGGACAGCAGTGATTATACTGCAATTGATGGCAATACTGTGATATTGGCCAGTCCTGCAATACTGCAAGACGTAGTTGAAGTTCAAAGTTATTTGACATCCAGCACTGGGGGATCCGGCAGTGGAACTACTACAACGTATGTTAACAGAAAATTTACTGGCAATGGATCTACCAATACTGTTACACTAACTTCCAGCAGCTTGACAGCCAACTCTGTGCTGGTGTTTGAAAATGGTGTATGTCAAATGCCGGGAGATGACTACACTGTGGCCGGTGGCGTGCTGACGTTTGTTACAGCGCCAGCATCGGGTGTAGTTGTGCAAATTCGGGAACTACCAGTATGACCACCAGACTAGACGCCAACAACATTGCTGCTGGTTCTATTACCAGTGATCGTATTGCCAATAATGCAGTGACACTGGACAAACTGCCAGTGGGCACATTTGGTCCAAGAATTACCAGTGTAGTGTTGCCAGGGTCTCAAACTGCGATCAGTCCTGCAGGTGGCGAAACTGTTGTGATCAATGGATCAGGATTTGGACTAGGTGTGCAAGTTTATTTCGGTAGTGCACTGGCTCCAGTTATTACACGTATTTCCAGCACACAGTTAAGTGTGATTACACCTGTGCTGAATCCCAGTACGTATACACTGTATGTTACCAATACTGATGGTGGTACTGCGATACGACTACTGGCCATCACAGCCAGTGCCAGTCCAGTATGGGCCACTGGATCCACATTGCCCACTGTGGGCGCTGCTAGTAGTATAAGTATTCAGTTAGCAGCACCTTCTGACAGTGCTGTAACTTATTCTGTAGCCGTGGGCAGCACATTACCACCGGGCTTGTCGCTGAGCAGCAGTGGATTAATTACTGGATCTGTAACTGGCATTAGTGCTGACACCATTTATAATTTCACTGTTAATGCAATTGACGCTGAACTACAAAACAGTACAAGATCATTTACTATTACCATAAGTGTTGGAGACCAATATTTTCTTTATACTTCATTGTTATTAAAAACCAGCGCCGTTAGCACTCGTAGTACTGTAGTCACAGATTCAAGCACGAATGCTTTTACGGTTACTCGTAACGGAACACCTAGTACTGGTTGGGTATCTCCCTACCAAACTGATGGGTATTGGGGGAATTATTTCAATGGTAGTACGGATTATCTAGATGTTGCTGCATCAACGGCATTTAATTTGACAGGAAGTTTTACTGTTGAGTGTTGGTTTTATTTAACTGCACCCCCTGCTAATAACAATGACGGAAACCCTTTTGCTTGTCTAGTAAATTATTGGACTAGTGTTGTTGCTCAAACGGGATGGGAATTTACCATTCGAACAGGTGCCTCTGGTATTATTACTTTTTCAAGACCAGGAGGTACTGGTGCCGTTGCTATTACAGCCTCTTATACAACTTTTGCTTTAAACACCTGGTATCATGTGGCTGTAACTTATAATGGTACTACTGGTGCTATTTATTTAAATGGCACTGCTCTTACACCAACTACCAACGCTTGGTCATGGGCTGCTCCAAGTAGTCCAACACTAAGAATAGGTCGTGGATTTTCCACTGGTTATCTACACTACTTTCCAGGTTATATTAGCAATTTACGAATAACAAACGGGACCGTAGTCTATACCGGAACATTTACTCCGCCAACCACCCCACTTGCTGCGACTCAAAGTGCCGGTACTAACATCGCTGCAATTACCGGAACGCAAACTTCACTGTTAACGTGCCAAAGTAATCGATTCAAAGACAACGGTACAGCGAACGGCGGACTACCATTTACTATTACACCTAGTGGCACACCACAGGTAACAGGATACTGGTACCCCAGCACGTTTACTGCACCCGCTGCCAGTCCTGGGGCTGCGTTGTTTAATGGTACGACGGATTATTTAAGTACACCAGCTAATTTTTCTGGCATGACTTTTGGCACAGGTGCGTTTTGCGTTGAAGTGTGGATATATCCATTCGCAACTGTGTCAAATGCTGGAATAATAGTTTGGAACACATATGCCGGTGATTCTCGCGTAGGAATCCAATATTATAGCAACACTGGATTAGGAATCGCTACCGGCGCTGCTTGGCAATTGTTTACCAGTTCAGTGCCCACAACAAATCAATGGACGCATTTGGTAATAAATAGAAATTCTTCTGGAACAATGTCTATTTATTTTAATGGTGTTAGACAAACAACTGCAACAAACTCAAATAATTTTACTTCAGGATTGACTTATAATATTGGCAAAAACGATACCAACTTATTTAATGGATACATGAGTAATTTTAGGATTGTTGTTGGAAATTCTGTTTATGACCCAACCTTAACTACGTTAACCGTTCCAATCACACCGGTGACAGCAATTGCAAATACCAGTCTGCTGGTCAACCTAGCAGACAGTAACTTCACCAGTGCAACGAATGCTGTGCAGAACAACACCTTTATTGACACAGGCCCTTATGCTTTTACAATCACCCGCAACGGTAGCCCAACGCAAGGTAGTGTGACTCCGTATTGGCCTGATGGGCAGTGGAGTAATTATTTTAGTGGAAGCGGACAGTATTTAACAACTCCCGCAAGTGCATCAAATCAAATGACCGGAGATTTTACGGTTGAACTTTGGGCGTATCAGACAGTAGCGGCAGCGGGTGGATTGGTGGGCATTAACAACACAGTTAGTTCCGGCGGTGCAAATTTTGGGATTTATTTAGTATCCGACAGAAGAATAAGTTTTTTTATTGCGGGCAATACTACAGAATATTCAACAGTATCTAGTGTTATAAGTCTTAATACATGGAATCATATTGCTTTTGTTCGGTCAGGCACCACAAATACGGTATATGTGAATGGAATAGTTGTGTTAACAAACTCAGCCGCTGCTTCTTGGTCTGGTACACCGGTAATCACTGTTGGTAGATTGTTTGGGGATAATACTGGCCTAGCATTTCCTGGTTACTTGAGTAATGTTCGTATTGTAAAAGGCGTTGCAGTTTATAGCGGCGCATCAACAACCGTAGCAAACTTTACCGTTCCAACAACCCCACTTACAACCACGCAATCTGCCAGGACCAATATTGCAGCAATTACAGGAACGTCAACATATTTTCTTTCGTGTCAGTCCAATCGTTTTCGAGACAATAGTACCAACAATTTTACATTCACAGTCGCAGGCACTCCTCAAGTCCAAGCCTTTCAACCGTTCTCCCCAACGGCTGCGTATACCACTGCGCTGTATGGTGGGAGTGGATATTTTAATGGTAGTACGGATTATTTAACCGTTACAAACGTCGCGGCTATTCAGCCGGGGTCTGGGAATTTCACATATGAGGCATGGGTATACCCAACCAGCCCCGGCGGAGGAAGTTTTAAAGTTCTTTGGTCCCAGCGGAGTAATTCAACTGGTGGGGCTGGTGGATGGGGACCACTAATCGCTTATACCGCTTCTACACTATTATTTTATATATCTAATGCTGCTGGAACGGGTTGGCAACTTGACGGAGTATCGACAGGGATTGATCTTACTATTAATGCGTGGCAGCATCTAGCATTAGTACGATCTGGAAACACTTTAACTTTGTATAAAAACGGTGTTGCTGGAACTCCAGCGTCTGTTGCAACTGGGGCAATTGCAACGGGTGGAAACCTAGCACTCATGGCTGGCGCTGCCGACGGTGCACAAAAAGCTGATGGTTATATGTCTAATTATAGGATGGTCAAAGGCACAGCCGTATATACAGGGGCATTCACTCCCCCATCTTTAGCCCCACTTCAAACATCGGGATCGGCTAGTGTTGCTTGTTATCCAAGTACTACTAACGTAAATACAAGTTTTACTGCATCAGATACTGGAGTTCTGATCAACTTCGCCAATGCAGGAATCTACGACGCCTCGATGCAGAATTATGCAATCACAGTAGGAAGTTCACAAGTCAGCAGCACCACGGCAAAGTGGGGTACAACCAGTATGAAGTTTAATGGTAGTACTGATTACCTAACAATGCCTGTAATTAATTTAGGTTCTGGTGCAACAGCTAGTTCATTTACTGTTGAGGGGTGGTTTTATACAACTTCTGCAGCCAGCGACCAAACTATTATTTCACAATACGTATCAAGTTCAAGTGGTTGGTGTGTTAGAGTAGTCAGTTCAAGATTACAAGCGCAATTAGCAGGCGACCCAGCATCAATAGTTAGCACAACCACAATCCTGTCTAATACCTGGTATTACTTTGCATTTTCTGGTTCTGTAGGTAGTTGGAAATTATTTATGGGGACCAGTGGAACTACTATACAAGAAGGTTCAACACAAACTGGGGCCGTAAATTTAGGAGATAATGCTAGTTTAGGACTGCAAATAGGTCGTCTTACTACCATATCTTATTTTAATGGATACATCCAAGATTTGCGAATTACCAGAGGTATTGTTAGATACACAACGCCACCCGCAGTACCAACATCAGAGTTCTTAGCAAAATAATGTCAGTGTCAAATGACCACAAAAATCACTGCTGCTAATCTTGTCGCCAATGCTATAACAACTTCGCGGTTAAGTGACAGCATTGCGGTTGATCAAGTTGATTCTACATTAATTTCGCCTACTATAACCAGCGTCACCTACGATGCACAAACTGCTGCAACTCCCAACACAGCCAACACAATAACCATCACAGGTACAGGGTTTGATTCTAATACACAGGTACTGATCAATAATCAACTGTGCAGCAGTGTAACCTACATCAGCACTACACAGTTGCAAGCGGTTACTCCGCTGTTGGCTGCAGGTGCGTATGATCTACTGGTCAATAATAGTTACAGCTTGTTTTGTTTAAAGAAAAACTACGTTAATTTTGATCTTGGCCCTGCTTGGACAACTGCTGCGGGCGTATTAGGCAGTGTCAATGAAAGCACAGAAATTTCCACTGTAATTTCCCCGGTTGTGGCCACCAGTAACAGTACGGTAAGATACAGTTACAAAGACGGAATCATGCCACCAGGCACAGCGATTAACACAGACACCGGGCAATTAACTGGCATAACAACGCAAGTAGTGTCGGGCTCGTCTACCACCTACTATTTTACACTTAATGCCATAGACGCAGAAAACCAATCTACCCCTAGAACGTTTGGTGTCACAGTAATACCTGAGGTCGTCACATGGAGCAGCCCTGCAGACGGCTCTACCATTACCAATTTCGTTAACAACGCGGTTAGTCAATCGCTCAGTGCTACTAGTTCGTTTGGCAATACAGTCTCTTATTCTGCTACCAATTTACCCGTTGGAGTAAACATCAGTGGCAATGTCATTAGCGGTACTCCCACTGTGGCAGGCACTGTTGCTACTACTATTATTGCGTCGGTCAGCACAGGCAGATCAGCCTCTAGAACATTGAATTTTAACATTACACCCACTGTGGTTCCCTCTGCACCCACAATTGGACTTGCTGTGACAGGAAGTCCAAATTCAGCTACCATCAGTTATACAGCTCCAGCAGCCTCAGGCGGCGCTGGCATCATTAGTTACACTGCTGTCAGCAGCCCCGGTGGAATTTCAGCTACTGTAACACAAGCAGGGTCTGGATCTATATATGTTGGTGGTCTCAGTGCTGGCACTGCTTATACATTTACTGTGTATGCTACCAACTCAGTGGGCAACAGTCCTGCCAGCAGCGCTAGCAACAGCATAACAACCGCTGTTGCTCCAGCAATTGCAACAACGCTTAATGCCAATGGCACAGTGTCTTTGAGTTGGAACAATTTCACTGGTGGTACACCTACCAGTTATCAAGTACTGGTAGATGGCGTTAGTCAGTCCACTGTTACTAGCCCTTCAACATCTTTGGTTATGAGCGCTGGGGCAGATCGTTTGCTGACTATCAACGCCTATAACCAAAGTACATTTATGTCGGCTGTAAGCGCTAAATTTAGACTGTTCTCTACCACAGGTGGTCAGCAAAATTGGACAGTGCCCGCTGGGGTCACATATGTAATGGCTGACACGCAAGGCGCTCAAGGTGGGTCAACGGGCGGACAAGGTGGCAGGACTAAAACTTACATTACTACTACACCTAGCGAAACGCTGTACATGTATGTAGGTGGACAAGGCGGTAGCGGTTATCGATCCCCTTGCGGAGGGAATCCTGGACAAGTTGGCGGTGGATTCAATGGCGGCGGCATTGGCGGATCTGTGTCTGACGGCTATGGGTGCCCTAGTGGACTAGCTTATGCATTGGGCCCAGGGGGCGGTGGTGCTAGTGACATACGTCAAGGCGGTAATGCACTGGCTAACAGAATTGTTGTATCGGGCGGTGGTGGCGGTGGTGCCTACCCCAACAGCGGTTGCGGGGGAACACCGGCTACTGTGGGGCAGGGCGCTGGGTACAATACCAATGCAGGGGAAGGTGGGGTTACAGGGCTAGCTGCTTGCGGTGGAGGCTGGCCATTTGGCGCACAAGGACGAGCAGCGTCAACCAGCGCAGGCGGCTCTGGTGGATCAGGTAGTGTGTACAGTGGAACTGCCGGTAGCCTAGGCCAAGGTGGCAATGGGCAAACCGGTGCTGTTGGCGGTGATAATCCTGGCTACGGGGGCGGTGGTGGTGGCGGATACTACGGTGGTGGTGGCGCAGGAAGTAACAGCAACTACGGATCTGCTGGATCAGGCGGCGGCGGATCAGGATTCCTTGCCGGTGGATTAACTTCGCTGTTTTCCAGTTACGGCACCAGCAGCGCTGGATACAACACAGGAAACGGACAAATTTTTATCCTTTGGTAATGTTTGACTAGTGCCAATAAATACTGTGTTATGTCAAAAAGCCGTACCAATGCTAGAATTTCAAATAAAATCAACGGAGTTGGAGTAGTATCTTCAAATCCTGCTGCGGGCCAAAGTTTGGTTTATACTGGCACAGCTTGGTCACCGGGGGCACCCACTGGACTAGGTTCGTTTCCGGCCCCGGCTACAGCACCTGTTGCTAATAGCTATATCAAGTACACAGGCTCGGGGTGGACCTATGCAACACTAGCGCCTGTTAAAATAACTGCCTACAGTGGCGCACCTAGTTCTGTAATAGCTACAACTATTGCATTGACTGGCAGCAATTTTACCAGTGATTTGTCAGCTATGGCCAATGTTACCAAGTGCACATTTAATTATGTTAGCAGTACAACTGCTGCAGTTAATGTGCCTCTTATTGCAGATGCTAGTATTTTTCTCTACTTGGTTCAAACCAATGGGCAATTTGCATTTATAAAGATACGCTGATGGCAAAAACACGCAAAGTATCAAAAGGATTATCAACTGTTGGCATCGCCAATACAATGCCAAACTCTGGGCAGTCTGTGATCTATGACGGTGCACAGTATACGGTGGGCTATGGTAATTATTTGTTGGGCCGATCATTCACTGTTAGCAATTTGGCTGCGGGGCAGACCATGGTTTATAATGGCACTGTTTGGACTAATCGATATCTTAAAGGGCTGACCATTACTGCTGTGGCAATAACAAATAAATCAGCTGCCAACATAGGGGGCGGTGATGCAGTAACAGTGACCGGCATCGGATTTCTCTCAGTTCCACGACTCTATATCAATCAAACAGCACTAACCAGTGTCGTGGTGGTCAATTCCACCACCATAACTGGAGTACTGCCGGGTGTGCCTACTCCTGGCGTCTACAGTTTATTTTTATCAAATGGTGATGGCGAATGCACAGTTTTGACAAATGCAGTTACTTATGTAGCAGCTCCTGTTATTGTTAATCCCGCTAATTTGGGGTCGTTTCCCAACAATGTATCATTGTCAATTCAGTTTACCATGGACGTGGCACCCACTTATATTTTTACAGTAATCGCAGGCACGATTCCTGCTGGACTTGCTCTCAGTCTTGGCGGAGTATTGACCGGCTCGCCTAACTCGACATCCATTTACAATTTTACACTGTTGGCTACAGACTATCGTGGACAAACCGCCAGCAAAGCATTTACCATGACGGTGGTCTAACATGGCAAGGTCTAGAAAAAAATCTCGCAGCAGGTTAACTACACTGGCCAATACTGCAGTCAGCAGTGTAGTCAACACAGACAATCTCGCTACAGGTCGAGCACTAATTTACAATAGCAATGCTTGGCAGTACAGTTACCCCACCGGGTTTGGATCTTATCCAGTTACCATGTCCTCTATTGGTGCCAATCAAACCATTAAATGGACGGGCACGACTTGGTCAGGCGCTGCAGACGATATACAAATAACAGGGTTAATCAACAACAGTTTGACATTGAAAAATTTTCAAATTGCGGGCACAAATTTGTCCTTGGTAAAAAGTATTGTTGTTGGTGATAATGTTATTGCCGACGCTGTTATTACCAACACACTGATTACAGTGCCAGTTTCATTATTGATTGGCGGAACTTACCCAGTGTATTTGGTCTTGGATAATGACACACGTATGTTGCCTCAAAGTTTCCCAATGCAGTACATTGCGTTAACATCTAATGTTTCGTCAATTTCTGAAGGTGGGGTGATCGTATTGACACTGACTTCTACCAACTTGCCTGACGGGACAGTGGTGCCTTATACTGTTACTGGTACTGCTAGTTTGTCTGACACCAATTTGGTAACATCTACTGGTAATTTCGTAGTCAACAACAGTACAGCAGTCTTAACCGTACAAGTTGCGTCAGATACACTGGTTGAGGGGACTGAAAATATCACAGTAACTTTAGACAACACTGGAGTCTCGGTAACTGTAAATATTTTGGATTCCCTTTATGCGCTGACGTCATATGGTGTTACATCAGTTAACGAAGGTAGTTCTTTCCAAATTGGATTGATTGGACAAAACATAATAGACAATACACTAGTGCCCTATGTTATAACCGGCGTTGCTGCGGTTGACATCAATGGTGCTAGTTTGACAGGTAACTTTACTGTTGTTAATAATTCAGCAGTGATAACTTTTTCTGTTACTGCTGACCAAATAACTGAAGGCACTGAAACATTCACACTGACCTTGGTGGGTACCACTACCAGTATAGCAGTAACCATTGGCGACACATCACTTACACCAACTTATGCGTTTACTACATCAAATGCATTTCTTGATTATGGTAATTCTTATACCGTCAATATTGCTACAACCAATATTGCCAGTGGTACTGTGCTACCTTACACCATTAGTGGTGTTAGCAGCAGCGATATTAATAACGCATCACTGACAGGCAATGTAACAATAACCAACAACGCTACTTCACTAAACATAACTACGTCAGACTTAACCCCAGTGGGCGCTGCCGCTGCTAAAAACATGACTATTACTGTTGGCACTGGTGCACTGACTGGGGTAGGGGTGCTGCCAATAATGAGGTCTATTATAACTTCTACTGTGGCAGCCGCTGGCACTGTTAGTCTAGCTTGGAATTACTATACTACTGCTGTGGGCACACCCGACACCTTTGACGTATACATTGATGGTGCTCTACAAGGATCACCAGCTACAGCTACCATTTCTGGACTAACAGTAAACAGTGGTGCTGACAGAACATTGTTAATAAGACCCAAAAAATCTGGTACCTACACTGGTGCTGACATGACTAGAACCATACGCTACTTTGCCTACACCGGGGGACAGCAAAACTGGACTGTGCCCAGCAACAGAAACTTTGCATTGGTGGATGTTGGTGGTGCACAAGGTGGAGAACTTGGAGGGGAAGGTGGACGAACAAGAACTTTCATTACCACAACACCTAGCGAAACTCTGTATGTATTTGTTGGCGGGGTGGGGGCAGATGGAGGAAGTACTGGTTGCGTAGCTGATACTACTCGCGCTGGCGGATACAATGGTGGCGGTACTGGTGGGGGTAACCGAGCTGGGTGCGGTGCAGGCGTGTCGGTGCAGCGTTTAGGATCGGGTGGTGGTGGTGCTAGCGACATACGACGAGGTGGCACCGCGTTAGCTAATAGATTTATTGTAAGTGGCGGCGGTGGAGGATGTGGGTCAAATTCTGGATTTGTTAACAGTGGTTGCGGTGGTACGGCTGCCACTGTGGGACAAGGCGCAGGATACGGTGCTAGTCCCGGAAACGGTGGAGTAACTGGACAAACTGGTTGCGGCGGCGCTTGGCCTATCAGCACTGCTGGCGGAGCAGCTTCTACTAGTGCAGGCGGTGGAGCAGGTACCGGGGACGTAGTAGTTGGCAACGCGGGCAGCTTGGGTCAAGGAGCAGCTGGGGGTATTGGAACTTTGGGCGGTAATAACCCAGGGCGTGCGTCTGGTGGCGGTGGCGGATTCTATGGTGGTGGTGGTGGTGGAATTAACAGCAACTATGGATCAGGTGGATCAGGTGGTGGTGGTTCAGGATATCTTGACCCTGCGTTAACCACATTGTGGAACAATTACGGTGTTGGTACTGCTGGTGGTATCACAGGTAACGGTAAAGTACTAATTATAGTGTAAGTATAATATGGCGATAAAACGTGTAATTTCTGCTAATTCTCAGGGTGATTTTGCCGCTATTTTGCCAGAATCAGCCCCTCAAATCTATACTTTTTCTATTGTAGGTGGACTCACGCACATTGACAACGTATTAGGCGGAACCATAACAATAACAGGCAGAAATTTTGGCGCAGGTGCAACGGTGTATGTGGGCACTACTGCTGCTGCCAGTACCATAGTTAATTCACAGTACAGTATTACAGCAGTGTTACCGGCACTGGCCACTGGCGGAACTTACTTGCTGTTTGTACGCAACAGCAACGGCAGTACTGGAGTTTTTGGTACAGGAGTGTACTACAGTGATAAACCTGTTTGGTCCACAGCAACTGGTAGTTTGGGGTCCTTAACAGAATACACTTCGGGCACTTTTGCCCTTGCAGCCAATTCTGACAGCTCGCTTAGGTATGCTGTAACCGCAGGTACATTGCCGCCTGATACCGTACTAAACACAACTACTGGTGTAATTTCAGTACCGGCTAGATTACTAGCAACAACGGGTACAGCTACTTATAATTTTACCGTTACTGCTACTGATGCAGAACAGCAGTTCACCTCTAGAGATTTTAGTATTGCTGTTGATCCTGAAACAATAACTTGGATAACGCCAGTTAATGGGGCAGGTATTACCATTTACGAGTCTGGCACAGTTAGCCAAACTCTGTCGGCTACAGGTTCTATAGGTAGCACTATTACATATTCAGCAAGTAGTTTGCCACCTGGTGTAACCCTTACTGGTAATGTTGTGTCGGGATCCATTGCCACTGCTGGCACATATTTGTCTACAGTGGCTGCAACAACAGCCAATACCAACAGAAGCTCAAGTCAAATTATCAGTTTTGCTGTGCTAGCTGATGTAGTTACTTGGGCCAGCCCGGCCAACAATACCACATACACTCCCACAGGTGGTGCAGTAATAAATCAAGCACTCAGCGCCAGCAGTATTTCAGGTAATGCTATAACCTACAGCTCGTCTTCTCTACCGGCAGGTCTAAGCATTGTAGGCAGTGCCATTACTGGTACACTGGCTGCGTCAGGCACTATTGCTAGTACCATTACTGCTACAGCAGCAAACACAGGACGTTCAGCAAACATTACTATAAATTGGACCATTACTTCTTGGGCAGTTGAAGCATTGGTCATAGCTGGAGGAGGAGCAGGTGGCGGCAGTGGTGGTATTGGTGGCGGGGGCGGTGCTGGTGGTGTGCTATACAGTACCACAACCACAGTAACCGCATCAACAGCCTACACGGTCACAGTTGGTGCTGGCGGAGCAGGTGGTACTGGTGCTGGTGGCGCGTCTAGTCCAGGTAGTAATAGTGTATTTGGTGCAAACACTGCCAACGGTGGTGGATATGGTGCTAGTTATTTTACGCAAAGTCCTGCTACGTCGTTTAATGGCGGATCGGGCGGTGGCTGTGCAGCAGATATTCGTGGCCAAGCCACAGGTACGCTAAACTCAAACTACGGTGCTGCTACACAAACAGCCACAACAGGATTTACAGCATACGGCAACCGTGGCGGGCCTTCCAGTACTAATCAACCAAACAGCAGCATATTGACTGGTGGAGGTGGAGGAGCAAACTCTGCTGGTGGCACTCCTAACTTTAACAGTAATACAGCCGGCGATGGCGGAGCAGCTATAACTTTTTTCATAACTGGTATTGTGACTATATACGCTGGTGGTGGGGGCGGTAATGCCTACAGTGGCACAAGTGGTGCTGGTGGGGGTCCTGTTGGAGGAACAGCAGTGGGCACTCCTGGCAGCGGCGCAACCAACACTGGTAGTGGCGGGGGCGGTGGTGGGTACGTGTCTGGTAATGCTGGTTCAGGCGGCAGCGGCGTAGTTATCGTTGCTCTCCCCAACACATACCCGGCGTTGAATACCGTTTCCTCAGGATTAGTTTATACGTTGGACAGCGGAGCTACCCGCAGTGGATACAATGTGTACAGATTTATTGGCGGGACTGGCAACATTCAATGGAACACCGCAACGGCTAATTCAGTTCCCGGCGCTCCTACCATTGGAACTGCTACTGCTATAACATCCGGTGCTACTGTTACATTCACAGCACCTGCCAGCAATGGTGGGCTAGCGATTACCAGTTATACAGCAGTGTCTACTCCTGGTAGCATAACAGGTACCGTCAGTCAAGCAGGTTCAGGTACTATAACAGTAAACGGGTTAAGTTATACCACCGCTTATACATTTACAGTTTATGCAACAAACTCAGCAGGTAACAGTCCTGTTAGCCAATCCAGCAATTCGGCGACTCCACTGTCGCCTTTTATATCTGCTAGTGGCGGTAGTTTAACCACTACCACTATCAACAGCAAAAATTACAACGTGCACACATTTACCAGCACAGCAAATACTTCGTTTACTGTTACTGCTGGTGCCGGGCAAAATCTTGAAGTCATTATGTGGGGCGCTGGTGGTGGAGGTGGTGGTCAAAGTGGCAACTCAGGTGGAGGTGGAGCATATGCGACTTCTTTAGTTTCCGCCCAGATAACCACTTATACAGTCAGCGCTGGTGGAGGTGGTGGTGGAGGATATGGTTGTGTAGGCAACGCTGGTGGGGGCGCTGCAGGTGGTGGTGCATTTGCGCCCGGTGGTAGTGGATCTAACGCAGGCGCTACTCCATGTTCTGCTGGTGGAGGTGGAGGTGGGGGCGGTAGTATTTTTGCCTTAGGTAGTACAGTTCTAGTCGCTGCCGGCGGTGGTGGCGGTGGCGGTGGATCAGAAGGCGGCGGAGCCGGATTAGGAGGAGGGGGCGGAGTTGCTGGTGGGCAAGGAGCAACTGGCAGTGCAACAGGTGGAGCGACAGGTAATCAAGGCTCTTACGGTGGAGCCAATGGACCAACTCCTGCTGGCGATCAGTCTGCTGGAGGCGGAGGGGGCGGGGGGTATCGCGGGGGAGACTACGGAAGACCGCCCGGGCAAGACGGGGTAGGTGCCGGCGGAGGCGGGGGAGGATCCAGCTTGGCTACTACAGTGACCAACGGGTCAGGTGCCACCCCTGGTAACAGCGGCGATGCACTGCGTGCCGGTACTTACGGTCAAGGTGGGGGAGCCGGCGGTGCTGGTACACAAGGTGTAGTAATCGTACGTTATCCAACCAGCTAACGCAATAAATATCGCTATGACCATCAAGAAAATACCACTTGACGCTGTTAGTACAGAGTTGTTGCGATCAACAGCACCAACCATAACCAATGTTTCGCTAAATGCTGGTCTCATTGGTACCTCTTCCATTTCATTAACAGGCACTAACTTTGCTGCTGGCATGACAGTGGTAGTGGATCAAACCATAATTACCAATGTAACAATAAACAATGCCAATTCAGCAACAGTAATCGTTCCCGCTAAGTCTGCCGGTACGTATCCTTTTTATGTTTACAACTCCAACGGCACTGCTGTAGCATATGGGCCAGGCATAAGATATTCAGGTGCACCCGTATGGACTACACCTGCGGGAAGTTTAGGCAGCGCATATGAATTAGTAGACGTGGATCCTACTGTAACAGATGTACTGGCTACGAGTAACAGCGCGGTGACTTATGCGTTCTATAGTGGTACATTGCCTCCTGGTACTACATTAAATACCACCACTGGAGCAATATCGGGTGCCTCTACCAGTGTTGGCACAGCTATTACATACAATTTTACCCTCAGTGCTACCAATGCAGATCTTGGTGTTGCTACTCGTGTGTTTACTATTACTATTAATCCTGATGTAGTCACTTGGTCTAGTCCTGCAGCAGACGCGATATTTTCTGGCACTGTTGGGGTCCCATTTACACGATTGTTAACGGCTACAAGTGCAGCAGGTTTGTCAATTACTTATACCGCAGATGTGCTGCCTGCTGGGTTGACGCTGTCTGGTAATCTTATTTCTGGAACTCCTAACGCAAACAGCAGTATCAGCACTTACATAACAGCTACTAGCACCGCAGGAAAAATCTCTACCAGACGATTTATTTGGTCTGTATTTTCTGTACCTAACGCACCCACTATTGGCACTGCTACCAGGTCGGCATCACAAACTATACAAGTCACATACACAGCACCGGGGTACAACGGCGGTACAGCAATTACCAGTTACACTGCTGTATCAAATCCTGGTGGATTAACCGGCACCGTATCTCAAGCTGGATCGGGCACTATTACTGTCGGTGGATTAACCAATGGAACAGCTTATACATTTACAGTCTACGCTACTAATATTGCTGGTAACAGTGCCAGTAGTAGCGACAGCGGTGTTGTAACTCCCTACGGGGTACCTGCCGCACCAACAATTGGTACTGCCACTAGATCAGCGTCACAGACTGTTCAAGTCACTTACACGGCACCACTTGACAATGGGGGAAGTACGGTTACAGGGTATACTGCAACTAGTAGTCCAAACAATATAACTGGTACCGTAAGTCAAGCAGGGTCGGGTACTATTACAGTAGGCAGTCTAACAAATGGTACAGCCTACACATTTACGGTAACTGCTACTAATGTAGCAGGAACAGGTGCAGCAAGTCAACCCAGTAATACCGCAACGCCCTACACTGTCCCTGGGCAACCCACAATTGGCACTGCTACTGCAACAGGGCAAACAACTGCAACGGTCGCATATACTGCACCTGCTAGTAACGGGGGATCTGCTATTACCAGTTACACCGCTACAAGTAGTCCAGGTGGTATTACCGGTACACTAAGTCAAGCAGGGTCAGGTACCATTACAGTAACGGGACTGACTGCTGGTACCCCTTATACTTTTACAGTGTATGCAACTAATGCTGCAGGAGTAAGTATTCTTAGCACAGCAAGTAATCAAATAACAACACAGGCTGCAACAATTTCAGTTGAATATCTAGTTGTTGCTGGGGGAGGTGGTGGCGGTGCTGGAATTGGTGGAGGTGGAGGTGCTGGGGGCTACTTAACATCAACATTGTCAGTTACACTAGGGACTCAGTATACTGTTACAGTAGGTGGTGGTGGATTAGGTGGAACTATCTATCAACAAACTAGATTTGCCGCTCCAGGAAATTCCTCAGTCTTTGCATCAGTCACTGCCAATGGTGGTGGTGGTGGTGCTAACGATGGAACCACAGGGCAATCTGGAGGTTCTGGAGGCGGTGGGGGAGATAACCGTTCTGGTGGGTCTGGCAATCAAGGAAATGCTGGAGGGTCTGGAGGCAATAACCTTTCTGGTGGTGGCGGTGGTGGGGCCGGTTCAGTTGGCGGTAATGCTCCTAACGGTTCTACAGGGGGAGCAGGAGGAGCTGGTACTACTAACGCAATAACAGGTACATCTACTTGGTATGCAGGTGGAGGTGGCGGCTGCGGAAATAGCACCGGGGGAGCAGGAACTTTGTCCAATGGCGGGGGTGGTGCTGGCGGAGGCGGAGACCCTTCTAGTGGAGGTGGTGCTACAGCAAATACAGGCGGTGGTGGCGGTGCATCTAGGGGTTCTCTTGGAGTACCCGGTAATGGTGGTTCCGGAGTAGTCATCATTGCATATTCAAATGCCTCTCCGGCACTATCATCAATCTCTGGTGGATTAAGTTATGATCAACCCAGTAGAAGTGGTTATAGAGTATATCGCTTCACCGGAGGCACGGGCCCAATTAGTTGGTAGTTGTCCACTACACAATATAAATAATCAACAAAACACGAGGTAATACCATGGCACACTACGCATTTATCAACGAAAACAACATTGTAACAGAAGTAATTGTAGGCAAAGACGAAACTGACACCACAATGGATTGGGAACAGCACTACGCTGAATTCCGTCCCGGGCAACGCTGTTTACGCACCAGCTACAACACACAAGGTGGGCAAAATACTCGGGGCGGCACACCATTTCGTAAAAACTATGCCGGCATTGGCTACAGTTATGACAGTGGGCGAGATGCCTTTGTTCCACCCCAGCCATACCCAAGTTGGGTACTAGAGGAAGACACCTGCTTGTGGTCAGCACCAACGCCTATGCCCCAAGATGGCAACTTGTATATTTGGGATGAAGCTAACCAAATCTGGACTGTTGCAACGTTGTGACCATAAAAAAGTTTTCACCAGCGTCAACTGATATCGCAATTTATCGATACCAAACACCGCAAATCACTAGTATTCAATACAGTGCCAGTGGGGTATCTACTAATGGCGCTATCATCACTGGTGGAACACTGGTGACAGTTAACGGTACTAATTTTTACACTGGCATTTATGTTATAGTAGACCGAGCACCAATAACCGCAGTTACACTGGTGAACTCAACGCAACTGACCTTTACGGCTCCTGTAAAGGCAGCGGCTGGAATTTATGATTTTTTTGTTGTTAACGTCAGCGGGGCTACTGGGCAGTATCCACATGGCATATTTTATTCCGCTAATCCATTTTCCATTGCCTACTCGCTAAGTACCGGTGGTGTTACTACTGTAAATGAAGGTGGTAATTTTACAGTCACACTAACAACTTCCGCACCAGATGGTACCACAGTGCCCTACACTATCACTGGCGTTAGTAGCAGTGACATTGCTGGTACAAGTTTGACCGGGCAATTTACTGTAAATTCCGGCACTGCTGCACTAAACATCACAGTGTCAGCAGATCGGCTGACAGAAGGCAATGAAACTTTTACAGTTAGCTTAAACAATGTTGGCAGTGTGGTCTCTGCCAGTGTAACTATTGTTGACACCAGTTTGACTCCCACTTACTCGCTCAGTACAGGCGGGGTTACTACTGTTAACGAGGGCGGCAGTTTTACAGTTTCACTAACAACTACCAACTTGTCCAATGGCTCAGCAGTGGCTTATACAATTTCGGGAGTCAGCAGCGCAGATATCAATGGAGCCAATTTGGTTGGTAACTTTATTATTAACAACAACACGGCCACATTACCGGTGTCTATCTCTGCAGATCTTGACACTGAAGGAGCCGAAACATTTACGCTTAATATAACTGGCGCTAGCCCTGCTGCATTTACGAGTGTTGCAATTGTAGATACTAGCACAACTCCAATTTCCTATGCGCTCAGCACAGGCGGGGTTACTACTGTAAACGAGGGCGGTAGTTTCACTGTAACACTAACAACCACTGGCATAGCTACCGGTACTTTAGTTCCTTATACTATAACAGGTATCAGCAGTGCTGATATTGGTGGAATCAATTTGACTGGTAATTTCACCGTGGCAGGCACATATTCTTCTGCTAGCGCTACATTGCCAATAGCTGTTACAGCGGACCAATTTACTGAGGGAACAGAAACATTTACAATTACATTAAACAATGTAACGCCCACTACGTCTAGATCAGTTACTTTTGTTGACAGTAGTTTAACACCTAATTATTCACTAATTATTGGCCCAACTACTGTTAACGAGGGTGGTAATTTTACAGTTACATTAAACACTGTTAATACTGCAGTAGGATCTCTAATTCCATACACTATCACTGGCGTTAACAGTGCTGATATTGGCGGAGTCAGTTTAACTGGTAACTTTACTATTAGTGGCACATATGCTTCGGGTACAGCATCACTGCCCGTTACAGTCACAGCAGATCAATTAACAGAAGGGTCTGAAACTTTTAGGCTAACTCTTGACGGCGTTAGCCCTGCAACGTATGTAACTATAATAATAAATGACACTAGTACTACTCCTGTTCCTGATGCACCCACAATTGGTACTGCAACAGCAGTGGGTACTACCAGTATCTCTGTTGCATACACTGCACCGGCCTACGAGGGCGGGGCCTCTATCACCAGTTACACTGCGGTATCATCACCAGGCAACGTCACTGGTACTGTATACCAAAATGGTTCGGGCTCTATAACTGTTAATGGACTTACTGCAGGCTTTACTTATTCCTTCCGAGTGTATGCAACCAGCAGTGCTGGAAACAGTGCATATAGTCAGTCCAGTAACAGTTTAACTCCTTGGACTATACCGGGTGCTCCTACTATTGGCACTGCTACAGCAACAGGGAAAACAACTGCAACGGTCGCATACACTGCACCTGCCAATAACGGCGGTAACACAATTACCAGCTATACAGCAGTGTCAAGTCCCGGTGGTGTAACAGGAACATTAAGTCAAGCTGGTTCGGGTACTATATCGGTGAGTGGGTTAAGTGCTGGTGGTACTTATACATTTACGGTATATGCAACCAATTCATTAGGTAACAGTTCCAGCAGTGGTTCTAGTAATCAGATAACAACTACCCAGGAAGTGCCTACTGGCTCACTGGAATATCTTGTTGTAGCTGGTGGTGGTAGTGGTGGGTCGGCACCTCAAGGTAGAACTGCTCACTATCATGGTGGGGGCGGCGGCGCTGGTGGGTATCTGTCCGGCACAACTGGAATTTCGGCCGGCACGCCCTATACTGTAACTGTGGGTGGCGGCGGTCCGGGCGTTAACAAAACCATCGGAACACAGGGATCAAATTCAACGTTTGGCGGCACAACCAGCACAGGTGGGGGTTATGGTGGGATGTATGTCAATGGTGGCTTGGCCACTGGTGGTGATGGCGGATCAGGTGGCGGAGGTGGACGAGACTATGGAAATTATGGAAATGGCATAGCGGGACAAGGGAACCGTGGTGCGCCGATCGGTGGTGGAGGCGGGGGAGCTGGGGCAGTTGGAGTTTCTACTGGGCAAGCACCTAAAGGTGGTGATGGGCTACCATCTAGTATTACTGGGTCAAGTACATATTATGCTGGGGGCGGAGGCGGCGGCAATATGACTAATTTGGCCTATTGTGACAGTGCAGGTGGTGCAGGTGGTGGCGGAACTGGTAGAAACGTCAACAACTGCGATGGCCCCGGCGGCTCTGGCCAAGCCAACACTGGAGGCGGTGGTGGTGCTGGTGGCTGCAGCCAGCCTGGCGGGGATGGAGGCAGTGGCGTTGTCATTATTGCATATCCCAACACCTACGCACCCATCGCATCAATTACGGGTGGCCTAGGTTATGATCAACCCTCAAGAAGTGGATACAGAGTATATAGGTTTACGTCAGGTACCGGTACAATCACTTGGTAAAGTTGTTGATATACACCCAAATATAGGTAAATATAGTCATGAGTCGAAGTCGAATTACAGCCAATGCACTAACAACCAACAATGTGGTGGTGTTAGACGACATTGGCTATTTGTTTAATGACGTTACAAAAAGTTTTCCACTAACTGTTGGTGGAACAGCATACACCGTAACTGACGGGTATCAGTTAGCAATTTATCTTGGCGCCCATTTACTAAAGCCATATATAACTGTAGTAGATAATGTGTATTTAGGCGTGACAATTACAGGTAGGCAAGGGTATACGGTGTCAGGTAGTACAATAACTTTTTTGAATTCGCCAACAAGAAATATTCCGTTTTACGGGCGAATTCTGTCGTCCTCCCCGTCATTCAACACGCCTGCTACTGTTAAGAACGTGTTTTCACCGCTAAATATACTACTCAGCTAATTTAGGAAATACAAATGTCAACCCGTGTACTGTTAGATACCACTTATACCTTTACCCCATCAACCAAAACCATTACTATTCCTCGTTACGTTCCTCGAGAAAGGTTGGTATTGATTACCAACGTTTCTGCAAACACAGTAATTTACAATTTCAGTGATCCGACGCTAGGGCTAGCTGCATTGACGGGGTACTCTTATAACAACGTTACTAACGTAACTACACTGATTTTAAATTACAGTACTTCATCAATGAGCTCGGGAGACAAACTACAAATCACCATTGATGAACCAGTTACTTACTTTACACCCAGTGAAACTTATATGGACCCGGTGGGCAAACTGCGTGTGAGCACACCACAGTCACTGATTGATACTGACTTTGAATATGGCCTACAGCCTACCAAATGGGAAAACCTATTATTAATTAATAATCGACCAGGTTTTTTTATCAACAACCAAAATCCTTTATCAATCAGTTCAGTTTCGGCAACCAATGGTTCTAGAACTATCAGTGTTACAGTTGGCGCTAGTGTAACAGCGGGCACACCAATTTTGGTCAACGACACTACATTTGCTGGCGCCAACGGTGACTACTTGGCAGAAACAACAGGCACTACATTTACCTACACTGCGCGATCAGCATGGACCGGTACTACTGGTAGCATTTACAACAGCGCACTAACACAAATTTATACTGGGCAGTTTTATACTGGTGCTGGGATCGCTGTTAGTAGTTTTGCTTGGAGTTCAGGACTGCTGATAACAGTTAATACCACTTATTCACACGGCCTTAACCTTGGCAATCCAATTTACGTAGTTGGGACTAGCCAAAGTAATGCCAATGGGTCTTGGATTGTAGCGTCTGTGCTTAGTCCTACCCAGTTTACATATTACACTGCTACTGCAGTATCGGGAGCACCTACAGGTGGTGCACTGTATCCTAGACCTGAGGGGTCTGTGATTCACAGAGCCTTCGACGGTGGGGTTAGTTTTAGTCCCAACAACTACAGTCATGGTCAACAAATTCTACGCCAAACTCGCAGATATTTTAGATACCAGTCTGGTAAGGGTATTCAAATGAGTACCAACGTGATTTTCCGCCCCAATGTTAATATTGACAGTATTTCTGCTAGTGGCACTACTGTTACAGTAGTAACCAAACAAATTCACAATTTAAACAAAGATGTTACCATTACTGTTAGTGGCTGTAATGAAGCAGCTTACAATGGCAATTACTCAGTGCATCGAGTAATTGATGCCAACACTTTCCAGTATTTGTCTCAAACTACACCTACGGCTGCAACAGCGTCTGGGTTGCCTACAATATCTGCTACTTCATGGTATGGCTCGGGCATACGAGCTGGCATGTTTGACTTTCAAAACGGTTTTTACTTTGAATTTGATGGACAAATACTATATGCGGTGCGTAGAACCAGCACTTATCAACTGTCTGGATATATTAACGTGACCAGCGGTAGTACCGCAGTTACTGGTGCAACAGTAAATGGTGTTACTACCAAGTTTAGCAAACAGTTAATACCAAACGATTACATTGTTATTCGTGGCATGAGTTATAAGGTTATTGCTATTGCATCAGACACAGCAATGACCATTTATCCCGAATATCGAGGACCTACACTAACTTTTCCCAACAATGCTATTATAACAAAAACCATTGACACTAGAGTTCCTCAAAGCCAGTGGAATATCGACCGTTGTGATGGTACAGGACCTAGCGGATATAACATAGATCTTACCAAAACTCAAATGTTGTACATGGACTACAGCTGGTACGGTGCAGGTGCTATACGATTTGGATTTAAAAATAGTTTTGGTGAAATTTTTTACGCACATAGAATTGTTAACAATAATCAAATAACTGAAGCTTACATGCGAAGCGGTAACTTGCCGGGCAGATATGAAATTCACACCTTCCCAGTTTATACTGCACTAGCTGCTAGTATGACCAGTAGTGACACTACCGTCAACGTATCCAGCACTGCTGATTTTCCTAGTTCTGGCACGGTACTAATTGAAAACGAATTTATCAACTATACTAGCAAAACCAGCACTACACTGTCGGGACTAACTCGTGGACAAAGCGGTATCGCTAGTTTGACAGGTTGTGTTACTACACTTAATTCGCCTAACTTTACTACCACTACTGCAGTCACTGGTATTCAAGTTGGACAATTGATCATTGGTACTGGTATACCCAATGGTGCATATGTTATTGCGTTCAGTACTGGTGCTACTAACACTGTTATCATGAGCCAAGCAGCAACCGCCAACGGCAGCGGACTGACTTTTACTCTAGCACCAATGGGCACCGCAGCAGCAGCGCATACTTACAGCGCCACAGCTCCGCTGAGCGTACAACTACATGCTCCGCTGTATGCGCCTAGTATTAGTCATTGGGGTACGTCGGTTATCATGGACGGAAGGTTTGATGAAGATAAATCATTCATCTTCTCTAATGGCATGACAACAAACGTTAGTATTGCTAACAATTTGGCCGCTAGTGGCGCAACACCGGCCGGTAATGCTCTTATGGCCATTAGACTAGCGCCTAGTGTAGACAACGGTGTTACTAGTACATTGGGCAATAAAGAAATTATTAATCGCATGCAGTTGGCACTTAGACAGATTGACTTGGCGGCCAACGGCTTGTTCCTAATCAGCTTTATTCTTAATCCACAATATATTTCCACTGCTACTGCTTGGACCAATATTGGTGGTTCATCGCTAGTTCAGTTCATTAACTTTACTGCAGGTATAACAGTGACAGGTGGCGAAACAATTTATGCGTTCTACACAAACCCGTCAGGTGGTGCTAACGTTACGGTGACACAGCAGGATTTGACAATCTTGCGAGACCTAGGTAACAGTGTCTTGGGTGGTGGTACAGATAACAACTTCAATGGCACAACTACTACACCATTTAAGAACATTTATCCAGACGGCCCTGACGTACTTGTAGTTTATGCTCGTAACATCGACGCAGCAACTCCTAAAACAGTTCAAGCGCGTATTTCCTGGTCAGAAGCTCAAGCGTAAAATACAATGTCGGGTAACATTGCTAAATTTGATACTGATGGGCTAGTAGTAGGTAACGGGCAGTTATCTACTAGTGGCGGCGACGTTAACATTGGTAAAAATTTATTTGTGGCGGGCGATGTAGTGCTAACTGGATCTGTACGCGGTGCAGCAGAAGACACGTATACAGTTATTACTACTCGCCCCGGCTCGGCTATTGACATTGGGTTGAATCAAAGCGCAACTTTTTATTCAGATGCTACTAGCAACAACATCGCATTAAACTTTGTATTAACCAATAATTTACCAGTCAACAATTCAGCTTATTTTACTGTAATATTAACCAATGCCAGTTTGGCCTATACTATTTCCAGTGTTACTATAGACGGCAACTATAACAATGTGTTTTTAAGATGGGCCGGTGGATCAGTTCCTGTCGGCAATGCCAATGCGTTGGATTATTACAGCTTTCAAATACTGAGAACTGTGACTGGCTTTTATATTTTTGCATCAACTGCTAAGTTTTAACCATGTTGTTCAAAAGAAATTTTAATAATCGCAGCATAGTTATGGGCACAGCGGCAGCAGTGCCTGCATTGGTAGCCACTGGCGGGGTGGTAACTGTGTCGGGAGGTTACGCAACTCATACATTTACCACCAATGGCACATTTACTGTTTCTAGCGGGTCCGGTACAATTGAAATATTTGCATGGGGTGCAGGCGGTGCAGGCGGTACTGTTGGCGGGTGGACTTATGGTGCGCCAGGCGGCGGAGGCGGAGCAGCTTATGGCACATTACCAGTAGTGGCTGGGGATACTTATTATGTGTCTATTGGCGGTGCCGGACAAGTCAACAGTACCACCAGTGCCACTGGTGGTGGTGGCATTGCAAGTCGAAGTCAAAGTGACAACAGGTATGGATCTGGCGGTGGAGGGTACAGTGGAGTTTTCACTGCAGGGACAGATAGTCAAGCCGCTGCACTGATTATTGCCGGTGGCGGTGGCGGTGGCGGAAGTAGTCGAGCTGGTACCGGCAATGCAGGTGGGGCAGGTGGCGGCACAGTTGGACAAAACGGTTTTAGTCCTTACGACAGCAAAACAGCATACGCTGGACAAGGTGGTACACAAATTGCTGCAGGAGCTGACGCCAGCTGCGACAGTGCCAATGCTTCTGGATTTCAAGCGGCACTGTTGGGTGGAACTTGTCGTGTAAACAGCTATGGTGGCGCGGGCGGTGGTGGCTACTGGGGCGGGTCTGCTGGTGGATATAGTGAAGCTAACACCATGGCCGGAGGTGGTGGGGGGTCGGGATATTTTAAATTGTCTGCAATTTCTGGAGGCCAACTAACTACAGGTGCAGCAAGTGCACCTGGAGATAGCAGCAATATTTTACGTGGAAATGCTGGACTTGGTGGAGATGTTGGCGCTACTGGAACCAATGGTCGCGTAATTATACGATACACGTCAACTGCTAATACTACCAATTATTCTTTGTTAACATATACAGTGTCGGCTAATTTAGCTGTGCTAGGTAATGGCACTGGTGATGTTAATATTTTTAAAACTTCGGGATCAGCATCCTGGGATAATCAGGCTTACTCTACTACTGCATTTACAGCACCTTGCACAATTGAATTTTTTAAAACAGCAGCAACAACTGATAATGGAATTAGTTATGCAATGATAGGTTGGAACGAAGATCCATTAACTGATGCTAGCTACAGCAGTTTGGACTATGCCGCTTATCCTTACAGGGCTGATACTTATTCAGTTTACAATAATTCAGCTCAAGTGAATTTTACTGATGCGTGGGACATTAACAAGAAATTTTATGTTGTTTACGACGCTGATGGATACATTAGACATTACAACGGGTCTACCTTACTGTACTTTGTAAATTATGGTACCGGTCGAACAGTTTATGTTGACAGCAGTTTTTATTCGGTTAGTCCTATATATGGTGGATTCAGCAACATTCGAGTAGCTCCTAGATCCTGGGATGGTACCAAATATGTAGACAGTTATACTGGTACTGTACCAGGTGCTCCCACTATCGGTACTGCTACTGCAACAGGCTACACCAGTGCTAATATTGCGTTTACAGCACCAGCAAGTGATGGGGGTAATCCGATTACCAGATATCGAGTGACGTCATCTGGCGGACAAACGGCAACGGGATCCAGCTCACCCATAACTATTAATAATTTGGCCAATGGTACTACTTATACTTTTACTGTAGCAGCACTGAACAGTAGAGGGTACGGCGCTGAAAGTGCATCTAGTAATCAAACAACAACTACACTGCTGCTTGATGGCAGCAGTGTTTCACGTGCCAATACCAGTGCTGCCGCAATTAAAGCACTAACTGGTACTAACACCGACGGTGTCTACTACATTAACTTGCCTACAGTAGGAGTCAAACCCATATACTGTATTATGAACTCGTCTGCTGCTGGTGGCGGATGGATGATGGCATTCAAAGCCACTCGCGGAACTACATTTAGTTATTCTAGTAGTCATTGGAATAGTGTAACAACTCTCAACACTGGGTCAACTGACCGCAGTGATGCAGACGCTAAATTTGATACCATGAATTACTATCAAGGCAATAGTTTAATGGCGTTGTTCCCTGACATTACTACCAATGGTGGTGGACTGGGCAGTAATCCGTATGGTTGCTGGAGTTGGTACCATGCTAATTACATGAGTGGATATAACAGAGCAACTACAGCTCCCAGTGGAAGCACTTCCACAATGATAAATTATTTTGGCTCAGTTAACCGTGTGTTTTATCAAGATGCTAAAACTTGGAACGGTTGGCAAAGTGGTATTTGGAGTAGTCAAGCGGACATTAGATTTTATGGATTTAACTGGACAGATAACCTAAATTCAAGATGGGGATTTGGTTGGAACGAAAACGGCGGTGGCTTATTCCCCAATGGTGCTGAAGGCAGCGACGACGTAAGCGGAGGAATTGGCACTACGTATTTCTCAGCTGGTGATCAAATAAACTGCTGTCAAGACTCAACAGGCATTAATCGCAGTGCACGAGTTGAGGTATATATCAAATAACAATTGTTTAACAAGGAACAAAAATGACATTACAAGAATTAATTCACATGTTTGGTGACAATAAGAAATTTTATGTGAGCAGCACTATTTTTACATCAGCGGAAACACATCAATTTTTAAATTTCCCGCACGCAACTATTTCAACTGCGGGCACAGCAAATCCTAAAACCTATATTATTGGCGACTATGACGTTACTGACAGTAGGTTTACTAGAATGATGTAAGTTGTTTTGGTCTGCGGTGTAGTAAATACACCGCAATAAAATTATGTAGCTCGGCAGTGGCTTCGTTAAATACACACATAATTTTATTTTTACCATGACTATAACCATTGCCATAATTGACATCATAGGCTTGCCCTATGATGGTACCACAGTTTACCGTCAGGGGCTAGGCGGTAGCGAAAGCGCAGTAATTTACATGAGCGAAAGTCTAGCTCAATTAGGGTTCGCTGTTACGGTGTTTAATCGCTGCAACACCGACGGCGCTAACCCTGGTGTATACAAACGTGTACTGTATCGTCCCGTGGAAGAACTAGCACAGGATCATGAATTTGACATTGTGATCAGTTCACGCACTGTGATACCATTTATTCCTGATCATGAATTGCCTAATTTGGGCGATAGTCGAGCATTGCCCTACATGGGCATGAATCTTTACGATAGAATACTTAGCCGAGCTGGCATGCGGGTGCTATGGATGCATGACACATTTTGTTTAGGTGATCGTGCTATTGAACCATTGGCACTGGCCGATCGTATTACCGACATCTTCACACTAAGTGATTGGCATACCAGTTATGTTTCCACATGCGACCACGGTGGTAAACGCATGTACGAAGTTCTTAAGAACAAGATCTTTGTTACACGTAATGGTGCCCGCAGTCACATAGACGAAATTGACTTGGCAGCTAAAGATCCCAATCTCTATGTGTATAATGCGTCAGTGACCAAGGGCATGATTCCTTTAGTAGATCGTGTTTGGCCACTGGTTAAAAAACAACTGCCTGCGGCTAGGTTGGTTGTAATTGGTGGGTACTATAGATTTGGTGCTACTGCAGAGCCTGACGCGCAGGAACTGACTTGGCGCGGTATGATCGAGGATCCCCGATACAAAGATCTCAACATTGAATTTACTGGAGTTATTCCACAGCCAGAAATTGCCCAATTGTTGGCACAGGCCAACTTCATGATCTATCCCACCAGTTTCCCAGAAACTTTTGGTATCAGCACATTGGAAAGCCTACTGTACAACACACCAGTATTGACCTGCAGATTTGGCGCTATGGAAGAAACTGCTGTGGACTTGGCCTGCTACAAGATTGACTATCCCATTGAACCCAACAGCTTGTACCCCAATATCAATACGGATCAACAAGTTGAACGTTTTGTGGCCATGACTGTGCGAGCAGCCCAAGATACTTACTTGCACCAACAACGGCAGTACTACTGCAATGCAGTCAAACCTTGGGCCAGTTGGAACACGGTAGCAGAACAGTGGCGTCAGCATTTTTACCACCAACTCAACGAGTATTTGCCTCGGGCGGCTTATAGATCAGTAAGCCGTATCAATCGAGCAGTGCACGAGATATGGGGACGTAGAACGCATAATCGTGTAGAGCTAGAGCCATATCGTGTAGGCACTGAGCGTGAGATTGTGGTTGTTGTGCCATTTTACAATGCAGCCAACTACATCGAACAGTGTATAGCCAGCATCGCTGCACAAGACTATGACAATTATCGCTGTGTACTAATCAATGATGCCAGTACTGATGCTAGTGACGCTGTGATCCGCCAAGCATTAGCAGCATTGCCGCAGGACATAGAAGCACATTTTGAATATGTGGTTAACAGTACTAATCAAGGTGCAGTATACAACCAGGTACGGGCTATTCGCGCAGTGGACAATCCTGCGGCCATTGTCATGTTGATAGACGGCGACGATGCGCTGGCGGCTGACAATACCATATTTGCTCGCTACAACGCCGAATATGCTGACGGCGCAGAATTTACCTATGGCAGTTGCTGGAGCGTAGTAGACAATATACCATTAATCAGCCAACCTTATCCTGAATCTGTTAAACAAAACGGTACGTACCGAGATCATAGATTCAATTGGAACATGCCCTACACACATCTTCGTACCTTCGTGCAGCGCTTAATGCACACAGTGCCCGACAGTGATTTTCAAGACAGCCAAGGACAGTGGTATCGTGCAGGCGGGGATGGCAGCTTATTTTACAGTTTAATCGAACAGGCGAGACCCGCAGGTGTACGCTGTTTGACCAATATCTCTTACCTTTACAACGATGCTAGCCCTATAAACGATTACAAAGTCAACGGTGGGGAGCAAACACGCAATGCTAATGAAATACTAGCCCGTAAGCAGCCCGCGCGTTACACAGTAGTAGTGCCCACAATGTGGCGTGCTGCTCAACAGTTTACTAAATTTCTAGTTGAACTGTGTGAATATGAACTGGTTGGCGAAATCATCATAATTGACAATGATAATGACGCCGAGCCTGATGATTTTCAATATCATCCCAAAATCAAACGCTTTGTGCCTGGAGAAAATATTTATGTTAATCCAGCTTGGAATCTAGGAGTTGACGTAGCACAATACAGTCGTATTTGTATTGTTAACGACGATATTAGTTTTGATCTTAAACTTTTTGATCGGCTAGCGGAGCTAATTACGCCAGCTGCTGGTGTTTTTGGATTATGTCCAGGTGACCCCTTATTCAATCATCCCCCAGTAACTGACGGCGCAATTGACATTGTGCCTTGGACTGGGCAGCACACACATGGGTTTGGCTGTTTGATGTTCTTACACCGCAGCAACTGGGCTGCTATTCCCGCAGAGCTTAAAATCTACTATGGTGACAACTACATATTTGATTGGCAGTTAGCGCAAGGACGAACCAACTATTTAATCACCAATTTACTGTTCTCAACACCGTTTGCAAGCACTACATCCGACACCGCAATTACTGGTGGATTTTTGGAGCGAGAAGGCCCAATTTATGCTAAAATCAAGACTGATATGACTCAAAAACCCACAATTGACGCTATTAAAAATCCACCTGCTCCTGTAACAAAACGCATATTAATTGGTATTCCCACTGCCAAGCACATTGAAGTAGACACTTTTAAAAGTATCTACGACTTGGTAATACCTGAGGGCTATACTGCGACTTTTCAATATTTTTACGGGTACAATATTGATCAAGTGCGAAACCTTATCGCACATTGGGTAGTCAATACGCCCTATGATTACTTGTTTAGTGTAGACAGTGATATCGCTTTTCCGCCCGACACGCTGGTAAAATTACTAGCGCATGATCGTGACGCTGTCACTGGACTGTACATTCAACGCAAACCTGGACAGCACATTGTAGAAGTCTACGAAGACAATGGGCAAGGCGGGGTTGTTAATATTGATTATGCACGCCTTAAAAACCGCGGCCTAGTAGAAGTTGCTGGTGCTGGATTTGGCTGCATATTGATTAAACGGGCGGTTTTTGAGACTATTGGATATCCGCAGTTTAAATATCACAGTGCCATTGACCATGCCAATACCATCAGTGAGGATGTGTTCTTTTGTCGACGTGCCAAAGACTGTGGGTTTAAGATTTGGGCCGACACTAGTATTAAATGCCGACACATCGGCATGGGGGAATTTGTAATCAACGATGCTATTCCAGCGTCCACTGTAATGCTGGAAAAAACCGGCAGTGAACGGCTACGCGAGTTAGGCAATCAACGTCTATTACCGCAAGCACACGTAGATTTTTTAATCAGTCTACGTGATGTAGGCATCAACCCACGCTACATATACGACATTGGTGCATGTGTGCTGCACTGGACTAACGAAGCACGTCGTATTTGGCCACACGCAGAATACTGTGTGTTTGATGCTATGGACAGTGTGGAATTTTTGTATCAAGAGCAAAATTTAAAATACCACATTGGCGTGCTAAGTGACAGTGAGCGCGTAGTAGATTTTTATCAAAATGATGTGCATCCCGGAGGCAATAGTTACTATTTGGAAAATGTGGTTGTTAATCCCGAAGTACCACAATACTTTAACGAGAGTCATCGTCGACGGCTACGTACAGAAACACTAGACTCGGTTGTGCTTGGCGGCGGTTTTCCTTTGCCTGATCTCGTCAAAATTGATGTTCAGGGTGCTGAACTAGACATATTGCGCGGGGCTGATTACTGTCTGAGCCGTTGTAATCATGTGATCTTAGAACTGCAAGTAGTTGAATACAACACTGGTGCACCATTGCGTGACACTGTGATTGCTTACATGGCTGCTAAAGGATTTGAGTGCCGTGGACTATTCAGCAACAACGGCCCAGATGGTGACTACTATTTTGTACGGGCTGGTTGAATTTCCAGTTGCTGTAGTTTGTTTTTAACTTCAGCATATTCAAAAATACGCCACACCCCTGGATGTAGTGGGGTGGGGCGTGAATTTAACTCGGTCCAGCAGTAACCTGAATGTTCGTTGTTTAGTATGGGTGCAAATTCGGCTTCAACCAACATGTAAAAAGTGTGGTATACAAAACGACGATCTGCGGCGGTGTACTGTTCAATAGGTATCAGGCGCACCGGATCAAATTCGATCCCCAACTCTTCTCGGTATTCCCTAGATAGAGCTTGGATTGGACTTTCGTTGTGTTCGGCTTTGCCGCCCACAATTCCCCAAGTTCCGCTGTAGCTGCTGTTGGCTCGTTGCAGCCAAAGATACCGTCCGGTAGTTTTTGCATGGACCAGGGCGCCGCACCCAGTTAAATGGCCTAATTCCATTACAGTACCAAATGCCAACGACCAGCTGGGTATTCGCCATCGTAACTTTTAACCCAAGTACCGGCCAACCATTTATATTGTATACCGGTATTGATATTAGTAACATAATCCGGCCCTGTAGCAGTAGCGGAGTCAAAACTCACAGTCCAATTAGTTCCGTCATACTCAATAATGTCATTACCTTGGGCATAAAAGCCTACCCCCCAAGCCAACGCACCGTTGATCCCGTTTAATAGCAAATACCGCTGTCCTGCTGCAGGAGCGCCCAACTTTGCTCCTGGGAACGACTTTTCTGGATTGATAATAGCGTCGATTGGAAACAGCGTGTTAACTGGTATAGTGTCACCGTCAATAGTAAACAACAACTCTTTAGGATCTAGGGGATTTTCTGAAATTATACCTACAATGTCTGGGCTAGAGTCGCCGTGGCTGAGATGCAATTCGCTAATGCCATTGCGTAATTGGCCAAACACATTAATTACTGCAGGCCAATTTTGTAATTCCCCTCCACCATTGCCAATGGTATTAGAGGCTACCGAATCAGTTAGGATAGTGCTGTTGGGAATAGAAATAATCTGTACCCGCCCAGACAGCAGTATTATTGAATAATTAAGTGGGGTAACGTATTGGCGTTGGCCGTTTAGTAATTTACCAGCATTAAGTGCGGCGTCAAGATCTTCTTGATTATCGTAGATGCTGGCAATGATACGTTCGATAATGCCCATCTTTTTGACTTTGGCAGGAGCGGAGATCCAAATTGGAATTTCAAATGTCAGCGTAGCAATGTCGATGGGGTTTTCTGTATTGGTAGGTATACTTCTACTACTCCATGTGGTATCGATCAACTCTACGTAACTCAAACTGCTCCAATCAACATAGTTGTCGGTATTTTGTATTTCCAACGCTGGATTATATAAGGCTAGGATTTGTTCTAATATTTGTAATTTTTGTTCGGTGTTGCTAGTCCAAATGTCTAATTTAATTGTTAACTTATAGGGTACAGGCATGAGTCGTTCAACACTAAAACTGTTACCTCGAACAGTTTGCAATTGCCCAGTAACCGGGTCAACTTTGCGTTGCCTAACAGTCATTGTGCTTACAAAATTAGGCTCTTGTACTCTCGGGCGGTCATATTTTAAATCACTAACTATAGCAGCCATTATGGGCACTGGTGGCAAAGAAGTTTCACTGTTGTTGCCAATAATTTGCGCTGCTTGCCGTGTAGGATCTCCGTATACCACAGGCACACGAATAAGTGCACTGTTGCCGGCCGAGTTCAACCCGGTCTCAACTTCAAAGTTGCTCATTATGCGTATAAACTGCAGTATAAATCTGCGTATTTGTTGGTCATAAAAATATGTTTGTGCCATATATTAATCTTCCTTGGGACGTAGAGCCTTACTAAGCCCTTGACGACTATTGACAATAGTACCATCACCATTGGTAACCAAATTTGAGTTGTTAAAGAACCCACTCTTAAGAGTTTGATTGGCAGTTCCAGGAGTGTAATTAGTACGCACAGCATCTTCAATTTTGCGCCAAGCTCGGCCGTCCCACCTAAACAGTCTATTGGGTACATAGTCTACACGTAAACAGTAATCTCCAAGCAGGGGATTATTGGGAAATTCAATTCCTTGTGTAATTGGCAGCCCATTGGGTGTTAACCCGTCACCAGTCAAATATCCAGTAACAGACGAGTCTGGACTAAGTGTTTGGCTATCAGTTGTGGGAAGCAAATGGGAATCGTTATTAGGTACTGTAGTGTCTGCAGTTAAACTGTTAGGTACACCTGGATCGCCGTTGGTGTCGATTGGTACAGTATAAATTTCGGTAGTGTCGTACCCGCTCCGTGGTACGTCTTTTTCTGATTGGGCAATGATTGCATCGTTAATTCCAATGAATGCATCGTATATAGCACTTATTCCAACACCAGTTTTAATAATGTCTTTGTATTCTTGGCTGTCAACTAATGGCTCACATTTAACACGCCACAAGTGCGGCCACCAAGTTTGACTAAATCCCTCGGCTCCGCGACTAACATCTTTGATGACATAATACTTTCTTAGTGCTTCGGGCGCAGCATCTAGATCTAATGGATAATAATCTTTTAAATGTTCTAATTCCAGTACATCGCCAACCATTAATCTACGACCAAGATATTCTACCATGGTGTTTAAATGAAACACAATAAAGATTGTGTCATTAGCCAGTTGTATTCCAAATTGACTTAGATCAAAGTCGTTATCGCTGACTTGATAAATGCCACGTAAATTATATACATCGGTGCTGTAGGTTCGATCTCGATTTTCTAAAAACAGCAGGTCTTGGATGTTTTTGGCTGTGGGATTAGCATAATCAGGGACTGTTGAATCTGTACTATCAGTCTGTTTAGCAGGGCCGAGATATAAGTGGACATTGACCCCTGTTCCGCCAACGGTGAATTGTTCATTAATGACTCGATCAAAAAAACGGTAATCATTGGTATGTTTACCGTTTTTCCACATAGACAATCTAGGCATACGGATCCTTTTGAATATTTATGGTCGGGCGCCACCGGTTGACACACCAATTAAATACTGCTATACTGTATGGAAGTTGACAATTTGGAGGCTACTGTGGCTCGTATCAAAGTTGAAAAGTCTGCTCGTACAAAGACCCGTGCTCCACGGAACCCGTTGTTTCTTGATGAAAAGTATTTTGGTCCTGAGCCTGTGTGGGACACCGCGGCAGCAATGGAACTGACCGATGCTGAATTTGATGTACGACTTCGTAACAGTTTCCGCTATTACAATTACTTTTACAGTAACCGTGAACTGCGTCCCGAATTCAACAGTTGGTTGGCGGCCAGCAACTTAGTCGATGCCGACACCCTACGCGCCTATTTGAAATCGCCCGACAGTTTGACGCCGATTACTGTAGCGGCCTTGGTTCGGGCCCATAGGAAGGGTATGCCCATGCGTGATCGTTTCCGTGATCACATTAAAAATACTGTGTTGAGTATTGTTAATCGTGAAGCATTGGGTACTGCTGTAGCTGAAACTGAAAAAGAAAAGCCCAAGGCAGCGGTTAAACAGCCTACGATTCAAGATCGCTTGCGCGAAATTGCTGAAGGGCACATTGCACACATTGAAAGTTTTGAGGACCAATTAGAGTCGGATGCAGTGACGTTTGACGCTTGTGGTTACTTTCACGAAAAGACTGTAACGCAAGGTGCAGTAGTTGCCGTCAGCAAGTTCTTCCAACCACATTTTGAAGAAATTTCAGCAGCAGCCGCGGGCGAGGACGAGCAGCTGAAAGAAGGCTATCGTAAATGGCCCAAGGTGCGTTTCAAACGCTACATTGCATTTTACACAGCCCTGTTCGCTGATATTGAAAAATACCAGCAACATAAAACAGTTGTCCGCAAGCCGCGTGTCAAACGTGCACCTAGCAAGGAAAAATTAGTTGCTCGTGTCAAGTACATGAAACAAGATGCGGTTCTCAAGTTGACTTCAATCAATCCAGCTGATATTGTAGGTGCCGATCAGCTTTGGGTGTTTAATACTCGTACTCGTAAATTAGGAGTATACATAGCTGATTCCCTACAAGGGCCATTGTCAATCAAAGGCACCAGCGTAGTGGGATTTGATGAAGCTGCCAGCGTCAACAAAACTGTAAGGAAACCTGCAGATGCGTTAAGAGACTTTTTCAAAGCCACCAAGCCAGCTCTTAAAAAGTTTTTAAG